CGATCATTGAGGATGAAACTGTCATGCTAGAAAATTTATAGGAGCAATATTCTGAGGTCGCCCTTGTCTTGTGTCAAAATGTTGTGACACATGCCATCTATGTCTACAATGAGATCCGCCGCTGTGGGTGTGTTGAACTCGATAACAATTTCGGGGTTGTTGTACCGAGCGAACGTTCTTCCTCCAAAGCAATCCGTTCTGCAGTGACGTACAAACTCCTGTTTGCACAGAGGGATGTTAACGATGGGCTCTCCGACTGCTCCGTCGGGCCAGCACCTGGGGTTCTGAATGTAGAGACCGTCAGTCTTAACCTCCTGAATGTTGATGATAGGTGTGCCGTTATCCTCAAGCCATACCCTATCTGGGAGGATAAAGTTAGTGGGGTTTGCGACGGGCCCTTCCGAGTCGGGGACTGAGAGAATGGTGGCTCTGATGTTGTAGATCTGGTTCTTAAAGTTCTTGAGTTGATATCTGAACTTGGTAGTGCCGGCAGGGATGCGTACACCGTGATGGTACTCAAGGGTAGCGACCTTAAAGTCAAGACCCTTACCTCTAGTGGAGTTGAACTTTTCCTGAGCCTTACCGTTCTCGTAGTGAGTAAAATGCGTGCGAAGGTTCAGGTTGGTGAACTGGCACGTTACTCCTCCTTGGTCACTCTGGGTCCACCTGCGAGTGGGGGCAAAGCGGACATGAACCTGAATCTTTTGAGGGAGGGCAGACATGACGATAGACTGCTCAAGGTTCTCCCACGGACACATGAGGTCAACATGGTACTGCTGGGCACCAGTTCTGGCGTCTCTCTCGGTCTGGGACAAGTTGCCGCCCATAACCTTCCCAAGTGCAGTTCTTTGCTCGATGGTCTTCTCCTGCTTGATCCTCTTATAGAGGTCCTTACCTTGCTGAACGAAGAAAGTGCGATTGGAATACCTCCACTCGATTGACTCGATACAATGTAGAGCTTCCCAGTCGACGGGTCTAGCGTAAGTGGATACACCCTTGTTCAACTCTCCCCTGACAAATCTCAATGCTACGTTATTGAGAAGATCCCCTCTATAATCGATCTCAAAGATCACGTCTCCACTGCCGGGTATAGCGTTGATGCCATTGTTGGTGGGAATATCGAAGCGCTCGTCGATGGTGTTGACGTGAGCGATCCATGCTCGGTTCTGCTGGACGTCGGTGTTACCGAAGAAGACAGCGTCGGCGCCAGTCTTGTTGACTCTAAGATTTACTGATCCTGTTCCTGACATCGTAATGCAGTTACACAGAGGTTTTAGAAATTATCTTTATCTACGGTCGCTTTAAGGGGGGTGAGCACCAACTTGACACGCTCCTCAGTTCCATCGGGGTGTTTGCGGATAGGCGAGCAATCTGAACCGACCAACATCACGCGCGTCTTCTTGGGGGCACCTGGGGCCAACTTGGTGGGGCGATTTGGTTTGGTCATGTAGAACGAAGGCCTTGGGCGATAGATCTCTTGGAGAATGGACTTAGGAAATCTAGCGCGAGGATTGAGTGCTGGGCTCTTCATCGGACCGATTGGAATGACTTTTCGGAGCCGGATTTCGGTCGACTTATCGCGCTCAAATTTTTGGCGGGCGCCACGTCTTTTTGAAAAGTGTATCCACCCGGTCCCGCGCTTTTTCGTAACTGCTATAACCGCCGATACCGCTGTCTTTTTGTTGTTGCAAGATGATGTTCTCGCGCATAGTTGCTGGGGCCGTATCAACAGAGGACGAAGCGATCCCCACCGGCTCTTCAGATTCCTTTGATGGGTTCATCTTGAACCTAGAGTTGTCTTTCCTGCGGAGGCCTTGTACTTTCTTGAGGACATGAGCCTGCATCTCTGTTCGGTCGATGTCTAACTTTCGTCCCGCTTTCTTTCTCTGAGCATGCCAGTCGCAGTCACCCTCGCGCCACTGTTGGGCCCAGCCCAGGTAGAAAGGGGGAGGTGACGGATCCGCCTTGTCCTTAAAGAACATCTCCTCTAAAGTGTACCGCGCCTTTGTTTGATCGATAACTAGTACACCAAACTCCTGACAATTTCTATTAGTAAGGGCAACACAAAACCATGGGAGTCGACTGGGACAACTTTGACCTCGTTAAACTCTACGAACTCTCCGAATCCTGTTGCGAGGAGGCTGTCTTTGAGGCGATCAGCAACACCGCTGGCGAAGGGCTCTTCGAGATAGAAGCTTATTTACCCATACGATTGGTCGACGACTTGATCGACAGAGGGTTTACACTTCATTTAGCAGAAGAGCCTGGTTCGCATAGACAGCTAGGAGTGAAGAAATGGATCATATCATGGGGAGAGATAGAAGGAAAATATTAACTCACCTTGGTATACTTTTGAACTGTCTGATAAAAGATCTCTTTACCCTTCTTGCCGAAGAATGCAGCGTAGTCTTCGTACAAAGCATCGAGCGTTCGTTTCTGCGTCTGATAGGTAGTGACAATAACGTCGCTATTGACTCTAACTTTAGGCCCGAAACCTTTGACGTCCTGGGTCGCCGCGAAGATACCCAGAAAGTAGTGACGTCCCGCAAACACCAACTCTTGTAGTACGTGGTCCTGTGAAAGGTTGTCAGAAATGACATCGTCTAGAATGATGAGACGGAAGGGACAGGCGGCTACGTCCTTGTCTCCGTCTAACATCCTGTCAAAGTCTGCTTTGGCCTCATCAAGTATAGTCTGACAGGCAGCGGGGTCCCACCCAGGGTAGATGAAGGCGTCGGGGGCATGTTGCTGCCAGAAATAGTTGTGCTTGGTCTTGGTAAAGATGTACACTTCCTTGTAACACTTGTACATTTTGCTGAGGCAGTAGCGAATCCAGATACTCTTGCCATATCCACGCTTACCGATAACCAAAGTGAAAGTGTCGAGGGCCATCTGTGAGTGTTCATAGTCAGTTAACTCGGGTACAGCGGTGATCGTCTGTATCACGCTACCGTCCTCCTCGGCAAGCTCCTGGACCTTACTCTTTTCTTTGGGTTCATCGATCTCTTCATCAACCTCAACTTTGATCTTCCTTGGAGGCATCACTGAACATCACGGATAGAATATTTATTATATCAACTCCTTGTATCGCCTCAAGTCTAATCTTATCATGGGTTTCATGAATCGCCGGTGTACCTTCACAAGGCCTTCCCGTGAACATCCTTCGCCTTCCAACTGCCGTAAATGCTGTCGGAAATGTTCTTGTAAATCAGGCCACACATGGTACGTTTTCCATTCCTGCTCAAACTCTGTCAAGTCCATTGCTAAACTGTACAACGAGAATTTATTCGTCTGGGTCCACATACCGCGTCTCGGGTATTTCCTTCAGTACGTCCATCCCAGCGTTGTAGTCGTACTCCTTGTCCCAGTCGTCCGGGGGAAATCTACAGGACTTTATGTGGTCCTTAAACCGCAGGTATGGTTCAGAGCAACCGACACAGTGGAACCATATAAACCCAGAGGGCCGACTGGGTGCCAGTAACTTGACTCCTCCTGGTGTCCTTGTACGTAAAGAGCCCTTTCCGTTGATGACCTCTAGTAATTTCTCGGCAGGGTTAACAGCGTTCTTGATGGCTTGACGGGCTTTCTTAGACTTGACAAGTGACATAGAGACGTCTGCGTCTTGTTCCCGTTCAGTCTTCCTCTTACGCCTACCCTCCCAGTCCTTTCGGTCTTTGTCATAAATCTTCGTCTTATCCCCAAAGTGATTGATTGACTCTTGGTTTAAATATTCAAAGATGGGGGCTGTCTCTGGTAGAGAGTCCAGTACAGTCTTCCTCTGGGTCATTTTTTTTCTAAGAGTGTGTAAGTATTAGTCGGAGAGATGAGTGGATTCGCAAACAATACTGTAGACTGGCTCAAGAAGCATGCCATGCTCGCCATCGTAGGCGGGTGTGCCACAATATGGATCACACCAAAGCTAGCAGAGGCTTTGTACACAGTCCCTTTC